TACCAAGAAAGGTACTGAGGGCGATCTCACTCGTACTGGTGAGACCGTTCGAGAGCTGGTCGAAACCTCTCCTGGCTTCGAGTACTCTGAAGGTAGCTGGTGGAATGCATTCAATGCTGTCACCTATTACACAGATCATCTCGCTGGTCGCTCTGCCGATACTCGTTTGACGAGCTCCTGGTACGGTGCTAACGAGAAGAAGAAGATCCAGGCTCTCGAAAAGGCTCTTGAGTATGCTGAAGCTGCTTAAGATCTATCTCGTGCTCGTCGCCTTCGTTTCCGGCTTTGCTTACATGCAAGGTCGGGCGGAGGCGAAGAACTCTCTCGTAGAGTTGTTTATTGATCAGGCTCACTGTATCGCAATCAATATCTACCACGAGTCGTTGTGGGAACCTGTACTTGGTAAGTATGCTGTTGCCTATGTGGTAATGAACCGAGTCCGAGATACAAGGTTCCCCGACGATGCGTGTGATGTTGTCTATGAGGGACCAACTCAAAAGAGTTGGAAAGATCCTAACGTCACCTTTCCTCGACGCCATAAATGCCAGTTCTCATGGTATTGTGATGGTAAGAACGACGAAGTAAAGAACCTTGAACTGTACGAAGAATGTTTTAAAATTGCTTTGCATGTGATGACTCAATATGGCACATCACTTGAAAATGATCCTACCGATGGTGCACTCTGGTATCATGCCGACTATGTCGATCCAGACTGGAATGATATATACAAAGAGCATGTAAAAATAGGTAGGCACATTTTCTATGGACGACCATAACGATCATAAGATTATACTGCTTCAAGAGCTGTTTGCAACTCGATCGAGAAGGCAAAAAGAACTTGATTACTATAATGAAAAACTTGCTGACCTTCAGTCGGAGATGGAATATATACAACGTGACATTGACGTCACAAATGTAATAATAGAATTGATACAGGATGACAATGTTATCGACCTACAAAAATATCTTGAAACAAGAGCGCGACTCGGAGAAGGTGGAGAGATATGACCGTCTCTATATGGATATTGCTACCCGCGTAGCAGGTATGTCATATGCTCTCCGCGCTCGAGTTGGCGCCGTGATTGTTAAAGATGGAAGAATCATCTCAATGGGATGGAACGGTATGCCATCTGGTTGGGAAAACGATTGTGAGTATGAAACCTTCTTTGAAGGTAATAGGCAGCTTTTAGATAGAAAGCTAGTCACTCGTGAGGAGGTTCTTCATGCTGAGACAAATGCAATTGCTAAACTAGCAAGAGATGGTCAATCCTCTCAAGATGCTACAATGTATCTCACTCTCGCACCCTGTATGGAATGCGCTAAACTAATTCATCAGTCTGGGATCAAGCGTCTCGTGTACTTAGAAGATTACAGAAAGACATCTGGTCTAGACTTCCTTTACAAAACACCCAACTTTGAAATCACAAAATTAACAATGGAGAACGAATAATATGGCACGGGGAAAGAAATCTTCCGGTAAGCATTACACCTCTAAGGGCGAGTATCGTAACGTAAACAAGAAGATTACAAACGCAGTCCGTAGAGACAAGAAAGCTGACCTAGTATCCTATAGAAAGAATCTTGTCGAGGAATGGTCCAAGGGCAAGAATCCGTGGGTCACGATTGACAATCCAAATACGAACGAAACCAATAAGCGTCGTATTCGTGTTTGTGCTGATGACCTTTGGGGTGATTGGAAGCGATCATATACGATCAAGTCTGGAAGCTCTGATTGATGCAATACAAGCTAATCATAGGCGACTCTCATCCCCTTCGTGAGGCGTTTCAATCTTTGGTTGAGATGCATCGCCTCGGTTGCGATGTTGAGGTTTTACCGTCTGAAAAGGTATTTCTTTTTTATCATAACGGAAACCTGATTGGCGATTTTGAAAACGCTGTTGATTATATTGAAAGTACAACAGGAGGATATGGTGATGACATCACCATTGGATATTGACATAGATCCGGAAAACCGTATCTGGATGTATGATGGTACAGGCAATAAAGTTTTTAAAGATGATTATACAAAAGAATGGAGTGATGATATGTGGACAACAGAATCTATTTCACAACATCTAAAGGAAAATGTTGTCGAAATTATTTTTACAAAAGTAAACGGGGATGATCGAGTAATGCGTTGTACGCTCATGCCCGATTATCTCCCAGAGCAAACTGACATTGAGGAAAGAGCTCCTCGCAAGGATACTGTTGCTGTTTGGGATCTAGAAAAGGGAGCGTGGCGTTCATTTCGAGTTGATAGTATCAAGTCTGTGAGCTCTATTCTAAAGGCTAGTTAATGGTTGAAATTTTAAACGGAGAGCTTCTCCGTAATGAAACTAACACTCGAGCGATGGGTGGTACTGAACTCATCGCTACCGAGATGCACAAAAGAATTCCTCAGGAGTTCTTGGAGGGATATCAAATTATTCATTCTCGTCCTCGTCAACTATACGATGACCTGAAAAAGATTCTGATTCTACATGACCTAGCTGGTGATCCAGAGGTGCAGCATTTGAAGGAAGGTGGATGGAATAAGTACGATAAACTCGTATTTGTTTCTAACTGGCAGATGCAGCAGTACAACCTGTTCTTGGGCGTTCCTTATAACAAGAGCCTTGTGATTCAGAATGCTATCAATCCAGTACAGGTTAATGTAGAGGAGAAACCAAAGGACAAGGTAAAGATCATTTACCACACGACACCTCATCGAGGTTTGAATATCCTATACACTGTATTTGAAATTCTGGCTAAAGAGTTTGATTTTATTGAGCTTGATGTTTATAGCTCATTCAAGATCTATGGCTGGGAAGTTCGTGATGAGCAGTATAAAGAGGTGTTTGATAAGTGTCGTGAGCATCCTCAAATCAACTATCATGGCAGCGTATCAAATGACGAGGTCAAGAAGGCTCTAGCGCAGGCTCATATCTTTGCATATCCTTCTATCTGGCAAGAGACCTCATGTATCTCTCTTATGGAAGCTATGTCTGCTGGCTGCCTATGTGTTCATCCAAACTATGCAGCTTTGCCTGAGACTGCAGCTAACTGGACTCAAATGTATCAGTGGAACGAGGATATCAATGCCCATGCTGGAATGTTCCACGCTAACCTACGTAATGCTATCTTAGTGGCTAAGAATGGTTGGGGAGGAGCGTTTGCTCAGAAGAACTATGCAGATATCTTCTATTCGTGGGACAATCGGCAAAATCAGTGGATTTCTTTCTTAAAAGAGTTGACTTAATTCTTAATATCGGGTATAGTTAATATATTATGATTTTAATAGACCTAAACCAAGTGATGATTTCTAATCTGATGATGCAGATCGGAAACCATACAAATATCGATCTCGACGAGAACTTGTTGCGTCATATGGTGCTCAACTCTCTTCGTGCTCATCGTACTAAATTCAAACCAGACTTTGGCGAGCTTGTGATCTGCTGCGACGACAAGAACTATTGGCGTCGTGAGTTGTTTCCATATTACAAGGCTTCTCGGCGCAAGAGTCGAGAGGAGTCTGAACTAAACTGGGGAGAGATCTTCCGAATTCTCAACAAGATTCGTGACGAGCTTAAAGAGTTCTTTCCTTATAAGGTAGTTCAGGTCGAAACCGCAGAAGCAGATGATGTGATTGCCACACTGTGTCATAAGTATGGAGTTCAGCTGAACAACGATGCATCTGAGCCCATTCTTATTCTGTCTGCTGATAAAGATTATATTCAGCTGCATACATATGCAAATGTACAGCAGTATGATCCTATTCGCCGTCGCTGGATCCGACACAATGACCCAAGCATGTACCTCAAGGAACATGTATTAAAAGGTGATACAGGCGACGGCGTACCTAACTGCCTATCTCCCGATGATTGCTTTGTTATGGGTAAGAGGCAGAAGCCTCTCACCAAGAAGCGGATTGAGAAGATCATGGCTGGAGAAGTGAGCGAAGAGGTTCTTCGTGGTATCAAGCGTAACGAAATGTTAATTGATTTAACGAGGATCCCCAACAACATTAAAGATCAAGTAATAGATAAATATAACGAAGCAGGAAATGGGAGACAACATCTCTTTGACTACTTCATTAAGAATCGATTGAAAAATCTTTTAGAAA